TTGGATATAGGTAAGGAGTCTAAAGTTTCGAAATACTCGACTGCACCACCACCCCCACCAACACTGAGTGCTTCGTTATCTGGGTTATCTTTTTCTGTCTTTCCTAAGATCCTCGCAAGATCTCTGGTGCGGCTACTCATCCGCCTATTCCTTTTGCATCATAATAGTCGCGGAACCTTTTTAACAATACAGGTTGAGTTTGTCCCATCAATGATTTCTTATATCTTTTATCATGTATCGTTGAAGTATGACTTTTCTTTTTCTTTGGGCCCATCACAGTGTCTGCAGGATTTGGAATACTACCAGTGTTATTGGCAGGTACGTCTTCTTTTACTTTTCCTTTTTCCTTTGCGTCTAGGTATGCCGCAATCGCCATGTCCTTTTTCTTCTTATCAGATTTACCTTTGAACTGTGGTGCGTCTGACTTTTTGAAGTCATCTATGTAATCACCTGCGTCTGCATCTTTCCCTAGTTTTTCATCTAACTTCTCTTGTGTCATTACCTTTGGACGGAACTTTTTCATAACTTCTTTATGATATTTGGTCATATCCTTTGAATTAGCATCTACTGCAAGTTTGCCTTGACTAGCACCATCATCATTGACATCAAAATTCATCAACTGAATGCCATCAAAATATGCTTTTGCTTTCATAGCATCATTTCTGTTTTTGAACTTGTATTCGACATACTCAACTTTTTCATCTAACTTGAGTTCTTTTCTTAGTGCAGCAATTCTCTTCTTGAGTTCTTTTTGTTTCTGAGAGCCAGGCATTGCTTTTATTGCTAATGTGTACAGTTTGTATAGATCTGACATTTGGTTGCCTGGTCTACGAGACATAAAGGTTTCTACTGAAATCTTTTTTTGTTTTAAAAGTTTTTTCAGTTGTTCTAATTCTTTTTTGAGTTTATCCGTATCGGTAGTTTTTCTGAGACCAGACTTTTTAATATCTCTCGCACTCATAGACAGTTCGTCTACTGATACTGATTCTCCTTTTGCTCTCGCCATCTGGTCTGGAGTAGGTGCTCCCTTCTCACCTTTCTTTCTCATCGGTCTACCTTCTTTTCGCTTCTTATGAATGTAATACCACAGACCTTTTTTATTTTTTTCTGTTAAACTCATTTGTATATTTCCCCAATAGTAACGTATATCTTTTGATTAGTTCTCATATGAGTTGCTTCATATATGTCAACTCCAAACACATCACCAACAGGATAGGACTCTTTTGAAATACGTATTTGATCCTTTGCATTGCACATTTCTTCTATTGTGCTGTTCAGTACCTTTGCTTCTCTTATTCTATAAACTCCAGATGAGAGTTCTTTATCTTCTAATACAAACCATTCACTTCGTTCATTTAAAAAATCTAAAGTTTCTATATTTAACTTTTCACAGATCTGTTTAAGTTCCTTGTCAGTCATTCCAGTTTTTTCTTTGATAAGAAAGAGCGCTGCCGCAAAACTTCCAAGTCTTGATCCTCCGCCTGGTGCTTTTGATATGAGCCTTTTAACGTTAGCGCACAAGCGAATGAAAGGAGTCCAAGAAGAACTCTTTTCCAAGTTATCAATTTTAACACTCTTGACACGTTTACCATTTTCGTCTATGATGCCTTCTTTGTACGCCTCCCAGTCTTTCCAGTCTAGTACTAACATACGAATAAAACGAAAAGCGTATACGGTATCTGCTGCTTTCTTTAACAGTCCCATTAGATTTTCCTCAGTTCTTCTATAACCTTCTCATCCATATTAATACCGACCAGATCTTCATAACTAATATATTTTAAAAAAATTAAAAATGGTTTTATTACTGGCCAGTGCCTTTCGTCTAATTTTACTTTTAGCATATTGACCGATGGTTCGATCCCAAATGCATTAAATATAACAATCAAGTGATTTAAAATCAAACGTTCAGAAAGATCTTTATCATCTAGATATCGATTCACCAAACGTTTTACATATTTAAATCGTTTCAAATCCTCATAGAACTCATCTATGTCTGAGAACCGAGGGTTATAATAATGTTTTGCTGCATACAACAGCAAATTAGATTCAGTCAAATTGTCCATTACAAACTTATATATTATGACATTAAGTTCTTAACTTTACCTATCAAGGTTGACTTCTTTTGTCTGCGATCTAACTCGACACCATGTTCTCTACCAAGTTCTTCTAGTTCTAATTTTGTCATATCTTCCAGATCATCTTCATCTACTTCAATTGGTTCTACATGTTCTTCTGCATGTTCTTCTGCAGTAGTAGGTGCTTCTGTAAGAGTAACAGGTGCAGGTGTACCCATGTACTCTGCAATGTCTGCTTCTGACAATTTTTTAGGTAGTAAGAGTTCACCAGTCTTTGGATGTCTCCACCCTTTTGGTGTAGGAACTGCGTCCTTTTTCCATGAAGGAGGTTTTATCATTACTTCATTCCTTTTAATGCGTCAACAACTTTGTTGACAATATTTTGGTCACCAGATCTTACTTGGTCACCACCGTTGCGACCCTTTGCAGGTTTCGTAACTTTACCTGCTTTTGATGCATCATCATGACCTTTTTCCTCAGTGTCATCAACTTCTTTTGGTTGGTTAACCATATCTTTAGCACCTTTGCCCTTCAACTGATCGTCCATTGTTTCGGGTTTAGTTGCACCTTTAGTTTGTTTATTTTCTAACACTGCAAGGAGTTTTTCACGAATAGTAGATTCTTTTTGCTCCATTGAATTTTCCTTTGATCCCTTGTCCAACTTAGGATTCATTTCTACATCACCTTCTTTGTCTTTACCTTTTTTCATTGCTTTAGAAACTGCTTTCCTGCGTTTATGTAAATACTTGTCAGTAGAATCGACATCACCATCATTATCGATGTCTTTGTCTTTGCGATCCTTGTGCTTACCTTTTAATTCTTTTTTATCTACAGGATCTAATGCTTCATTATAGTTTTCTTTTTTAACCCAATTCTTACCATTTGGATCGTATGCATCGTATTGACATGAACGATTTTCTTTTGTGGGTTCACGATACATATCTCCACAATTTTTACAACACATTTCACTCATATCTTTTTTCTCTGAGACCTGTTTTGGAGTGGCCCACTCTCTAAAAATGTTTTTAAACATAGTTTTCTCCTACACTAACATATGGGCAACATAAGTCCCAACAGCAGCGATAACTGCTGCGTATACGATTTTATTTATAATGTTGACGGTACGTGCGTTATCATCAACTTTCTTTTCGATATCATCTAGTTTGGATGAAAACTTGTTCATCCGTTCCCAAGACTTTTCCCTATAATCATTATAGTTATCCATCTTTTCTTCAAACCGAGCAAGAGACACAAGTACCTCACCCATCTTATCGAGTTTCTCCTCGATACGATCTAATCTTTTGCCTGTGTTCTCTGCCATTATTTTACCTTATTAAAATGGTTTTAGTTCTGAAGGTTCAACATCTATGAACGCTACAATACTTTTTCTTTCATTGACTTCTACGTCCAATTTCTTACATGCAAGTCTCATTGTACCAGAGTATTCATCTGATCCAGGCGTCTTCACGTTACGTTCAATTGTACGTTTTGCTTTGAGGCATTCACTCAAACCAGTTCTTACTGTGTATTCTTTTAGTTCTAATGGACTACCAAAAAACATCAGTAGCACAATTGCGCCTTCAATTACCATATCATCCCCCTAGTTTTTGAGTATGAGATCCATGATCATGATCTCCATGGTCATGATGATCGTGTTCGTCTAATAGTCTGATAATATACTCTTTACCGTTTTCATCTTTACCAACTTCTACAAGTCTCTTCTCACATGTGTATCTGTGTGGTTCATCACCATCATGTGTCTTTTCTGCTACTCTTTTCTCTCTCAAGCAGTCTACCATTTCATGATATCCTACATGAGATTGCACTTCACCATTTACATAAAGTAAAAGTGTGATGCATACCATTTCTACTGTACCTGCCATCAGTGATTACTATGTCCTCTGTTAGTTGGTTTCATGCCATTCATTTCATGTACCATATCCATTATGTCATTACGAATCTTTTCGTGTGCTTCTTCAAGTTGGTTTATTCGCTTTTCATAAAACTCAAGTGTTAATTTTTGTTGTTGATCAAACGGTGCTTGACCATTTTCGATTTCTTCCGTTAGTTTTTCAAGTTCACCTGCTAAGTGTTCAATCAACATAAATTGTTCACTGTCTGCAGGTAATGAACCCATTTCTCCACGAGGCCACTTAATTCTGAATTCAGTATTCATTTCTAAGTCAGCCTTCATCATAGTCTGGTTAGTTTCAATATTATTCAATCTTTCTACAATACCAAAGTATGCCCATGTTGCAATTGATGCACCTGCAATCATACTAATTATATTACGAAGTGGTAATGCTACCTCGGTATTTTCACTCACCTTTGTCGCCATTTATCAATCCTTAATTATCTACTTTTGCTCCTGATCTCCACTGCCAACATGACCAGTACCTTGCTTTCCATTTTGGGCCTGGATTGTCACAGTTATGTCTTGCTCGAAATGATTTTCGCCTAGCAGGATCGTCACGTTTAATTTCCATATTGGGATCTCCAAAAGATACCTTTACAACATTACCCTTCTCGTTCTTAACATAAACATAAAACTTCTTACTACCACCACGAGTTGGATTGTTCAGTGTGACTTTCTTACCCTGATACTCTGACTCTACTAGTTCTAAGTCATCGTATAGATCACATTCTTCACAAATGTCATCAATCTTATCTGATGTGTGTTGTTTAAAATTCTTCATAGGTTAACACCTTTTGCTCTTAGGTTTGCTCTACTGGCAGTACCAGTAGGTTTGTTACCCATGACTTTATTCTTTACCCTACTAAGAAAATTACTTATCGATGTTTTTATGCTTTGATATCTATTTTGTTCTCCGATAAGTGCCTTAACTGTTTTTAGATCCAGTTTCATTTTTGCTGCAATCCATGCAGCAGATTTACCCTGATCCATATACTGATGAAGTTGTTTCATCTTGCCCTCATCAAGATTTAACTCCTTCATAACGTTTACTGCTTCGTCAATAGATTGCAGAGATTCTTTGAATGGGCGATTGATCATCATATCACCCTTTTTGTCTGACATAGGTTTTTTTAGTTTCACAACTCTACCGTTGTTTCTTCTTGCCATATCTTTTGCGTCAGACTCTTGTGATGCCATACCAATCACTTTACCACTTTTATCTATTGCGGCATGAGTATATTTCATTCCCTCATTTACCTTATCACGATGATGTTTCTTCTTATCGTGTTTGGTGACTCGATCTACTGACTGAATCATTGATGGTTGCTTTACCAGTTTACGTAAGTGTGCTTTCACTTCGCCTGGTGAATTACCAGACATGAACATTTCTGGGAACCCATCTATGTTTACTTTAAAGTCAAAGTCCTCTTTCATCCATGGAGGTGGATTCTTTTTCTCTAAATCTTTTTTCACTTGTTTTGCAGACATTGCTCTATTTGCAGGACTTGCTAATGCACGTGCTTTATCTTTTGCACTCAGTGTTTTTCCTTTTTTATTTTTATTTTCTTGTTTTTCACCTCGGCGCAAGGACGCAATTGTCTTCTTACTTTTAACTATGATCGGTTTTGGTTCAGACATTATGCTAGATCCTTATTTCTTTTTCTTGTGTTTAGATGCTTGTGACTGTAGATCTGGATCTGCTTTACCACCAGACAACATTGAGTTCACTCTTGCAAATGCCCATTGTTGTTGACTAACGCCAGGTCTATGCCCACTTTTCCAAGCTGCCATTCCTCTATCAAAACTTTTTTTCAGAATGCCATATGGAACACCAGTCTGTTTTGATTTCTTCACCAGACCTTCTATTTTTTCATTTAAATGAGTTTTGAATGATTTCATAGTCTTCCTCCCGGCGCAGGTAAATCCAGTTTTGATTCTAGTTCTATTATTTTTTTCTTTGCATTATTCATACGTACTTTATTATTATCTTTCATGCCTTGAATAAACATACGATAGTGCTGAGACAAACTTACAACCATTGCTCTCTGCTTACGATCATAAGGAGTTTCTTCATTCAATTGTTCGTGTCCGTTATAGAATTTTCTAAAACTCATTTTGAATCCTTACTTGTTTGTGTCAGACCTTTTCTTAAAACTTTTATTTTTGCCATTGTGATATCGCGTTTATCTTTACGATCTTGCTGATCTTCTCTCTTTTTAATTCTTGCTTTTACTTTGTCTACAGCATCTTGTTCACCATACATCTGTTTGAATTTCAAGGTGTGTTGAGATTTTGGCATGTCTTTCTTACTCGCTTCTTTATCACCAGGCGCAGGTGCTCTAGTATTCTTTTTGAAGTGTGCATCTCTTGCACTCTTAGTAGACTTCGCTAAACCTTTATAGTACTTTGAAGGTTGTGTACCTTCCTTATCCTTGATGTCTGGATCTTGAGGAACTTCAGTCTTTTCTAATAATTCTACAGCATCTAACCAATATCTTTTTTGAGTTCCACTCTTTTCTACAATTACATAGTTCGCACCTAGATGAGTTACTTCACCAACTTCATCTGATTTTTTTACTATCACTTTATCACCAATATCATAGAGATTACCTGACACATATTGTTCACGTGTTTCTGATACTGGATTTAATTGTATATGATTTTTATATTCTTTTTGTTCTTTCAACCCCATGCCCTTACGGACTGTGTTGAATAAATTCTTTGCGTCTGCATTAGAGAATGTCTTTGGTAAACCCTGACTAAAACTTGTGAAGTCGCCTTTACTTGCTGCTGCTCTCATCTTAGATGCAGACATTCCTGTCGCACCTTCTGCATCTGGATCTCTATCTCCTGCAGATTCTACGTTGATGTTTCTAAAGTTATAGAAACCGTGTCTACCCTTCTTACCATTATATTTGTTGATTAGGATATCAAACTCATTGATGCGATCTGCACCAACAACCATGGTAACATTCTTGTAACCCATGTCATACAGTTTGGTAAGTAAATCAAATAGAACCTTTACCTTGTTATCCAACATGATCCTACGTGCATGACGTGGAAACATCTTACGAGCAATTTTTATCTTATCTTTATATGATAATGGATTTTTCTTTGGATCTGTGGATTGTGACAGGTAAACGAAATACGGATTGTTCCCCGCCTTACGCGAGAGAACAGTCAATAGTTTCTCATGACCAATAGTGGGTGGATTCATTCTCCCCCACGTAAAGAAGACTGTCTTTTCTTCTTCAACTAAAAAATTCTTAAAGGAACCTATCATTTACTTCTATTCAACTTTCGCTTCATTTCTTCTTTACGTTTATCTTTCACTGCCTTTTTTGTCTGTCTTTCAATTCTTTTCTTGATAGCAGGAGATCTTAATTTTTGTTCAATTCTATCTCTCTCTGCATATGACATGTCTGCTTTGTCTTTCCCCTTGGAAAACTTCTTGAACATTTTATTTATTTCTGAACGCTTTGCTCTCTTTTTAAAAACGTCCATAGTGGGCATTCTGTTTTTAGAACGTTCTAATCCTCTCTCTCTTTTTGGTCTGCTTCTCCTAAAATCATTTTTTCTTTTAATTTTTAAAGCAAGTTTGCCAAGTTTTTCCTTGATCCTTGCAAATTTATTTTCTACTGGTTCAACGTCTTCGTTGCCAGAATAGGTTCTTTTCTTTTTGGATTTTCTATAATTGATTAATTCGTCCTCGCCTGGAGCGGGCTCTGCATTAATCATGTCTTTAAATCGCAACGGTTTTGCCATTTTAATTCCTTCCCGGCTTGTCCCATCCCTTTAATATATCTGGTGAAAAGTTTGCGTAGGAGAACTCCATACGGTCAACAATTTTCACTGCATCACCACCAAGTTTGTCTATAGCGACATAACCCTCTTGACCTGTAACACGATAACCTTTTTTTGTTTTAAGGAATGTGTCCACGTTTGAGAGTTTATTTAAAGTATTTATAAGTTTCATTTTCGCAAGAACTATAACTTTCTGTAGATCAAACATCTTCACCAGAGATTGTCGGTTCTCTGGTGAAAAGAATTTTAGTATCTCATTAAGTTTCTTTATTTGCGTGGACTTCCCTTTTTCCGTTTTCCGTTTGTCTGCTTCTTTTTGGAATTTTTGTTTAATCCAAGAAATGAGACGGTTAGTGTGGGTCTTGGTATTTTGAATGACTTGACCTTTCCTAACATACGTGTTATTAAACTGCTCAATGAGTTGAGCCAACTCAGGATCTTTTTCAAGAGTCCTAAGAGTAGTTCCACTAATTTGGTTAAAAATTTGACCGGCTGTTGATAAATAATTTGTAACTTCATCTGTATCCTTCCTACTCATGGTGAGTTTAGTTAGATCCCTGAGCGTTGCGTCTTGGCTCCACACATTTCTGGTTGAATTAAACCGTGATACGTCAACTCCATACGAAGCCTTGAGAGTTTCGAAGGAGTTACCTTTATAGGTTGTATGCCAGACGATTCCAATTTTACTTTGCTTAATTGCAGTAGCTGCATCCGACTCTCTAGGCACCGCATATACGATAGTATTTGGATGAAAGGTAACATAGTTTTTTCCTTTTATCTTCTGATTCTTTATATCGCTCTTAGAGTATAAAAAGTCCCCTTGAATGATACCTTTAATTCCTAACTCAGGTAAATGTTTTAATGCCAACTTTAGTTTAGTGTTAAGGTCTCCACTGGTATCGGCATCAATGTCTGCATTTGATTTGTAGACCTTTGGAGACTTTGCAAAGATTCCTTTCTTTGCGACAAAGAACTCTCCGTCTCGTGGATCGGTGCCGCAAAAAACAGCAGGAGCACCATCCCACTTAACAGATACTTTACCTTCATGTTCTCCCCCCAACATATCTCTTAAAGATCGTAAGGCAAGAATTGCATCACGAGTACCTTTCACTCCACCATAAAGAACCTTGTCCTCTATATGAGTCATGTGTGTGTTTTTCTGTTCTGTTATAAAATCTGAAAACTGCATTATGCTAATGACTTTCCATTTGGGTTAGGTACATAATCACACATAATGTGTGAAGGTGTAAGACCACCCTGTTTGTTTCTTATATTGAATTTGAATATGTATAGAGGTGTCACCACTCTAATGTCAATCCTTTTTGCACTGCCTGGTTTGGGATATAGTATTTCAATACTTTCTATCTTAGATGCTGCTCTCAATCTGGTAACATCCATTTCATAAAATTCTACCTTAGATTTTTTACGATGCACCATGTAGTAACCCATACCTATGCCTGTAAGTAGTAGTCGTTGCAATGCACGTTTATCTGCTTTACCCATAGCATTTACAATTTGTTTAGGTGCAGCCTTTTGTGCAGTCTTCTTGTCATACTTGGTAAAGATTTCAATAAATCTTTTCTCATCTATACCAAACATTTTTAAAAGTTTTTTTCCATCTGGATTGTTTATCTTTCCATCTTCGAAATCTTTGGGTGGTAATATTTTCATCACACCTGCATTAAAGAATGTTACGGTTCCACCAAACTTTGCAGACAAATATATTTTCTTAGTATTGTTTATAGTCACTGTTACGTCTGTGACCTTATGTCCAATGTTTAGTTCTCTACCACCAATCACTGCTTTCGCATCACCGAATACCAGAGGTCTTTTTGTATTTGCAGTACCATCTAGTTTAACTGAAATTGTTTTAGCATCTTTCAGAAATGCATCGTGCATAGACTGCATCATATCTGGAAACTTAAACTTTGCATCCATACCTTGTGCAATGTATAATTCTACATCTTTGATTATCTGTCCCTCAAAGGCAAATCCTTTTGATTTAGATCCACCACCCCCACGCGAACCATTACCTGCAGATAATTTAAATCCAGACTGTCTTGATAAAGATTTTACATCTACATCATCTATAGCAGATCTTTGAATCTTTATTCCCTTTTCACTGGACTTAGAAGATAATGCTAATGGAGAATCCGCACCAGACTTTTGCTTTACGGTAGACAAAAGTTCTTTTACTTTTTCTTTTTCATCATCTGACAAATGTTTTATGGCATCAACATCTTTATCATTCTTAGGAATGATGTCGTATGCCTCAGAAAATCTTTTGAACTTTTTCATTACATTCTCCATATGAAAATTATAACACTATTTATAACATTTTGTAAATAAAAAAACGCACCTAAGTGCGTTCTTTCTGTCGTTTATCTTTTTGATCTTTGTGTCGCATTCGTTTGAGTGCTTGGATCTTGATCTTCTCCTTATACTTAGGATCGTATTCTTCGTATCCTTCTACCCCCCAATCACGCGCCCATTGTGCGATCATTTTGATATCATGTTTTTTACCCATTCTGAATCGCTTTCAATTGATCTACTAATGATGCAGATTCCTCTGGCATCTCTATTAGATGTCTACGTGCAGTGTACAATCGTTCAAGTCTTTGTTTGACTGAACGAACCCTGCGTTTTACACCTTCAAGATGTTTGATCTCTGCTTCTACACGAGGCAACCCCAAAGCAATCGCTTTGGAGTCGCGTTGGACAGAGCGCATCACTCTGTCCGTTTTCATTCCATACACTATGCCGCCTCCGCGAATTTGATTGCTGTTTGTAGTGCATCACGTTTTTTAGACTGGTTGTAACCGAACCAACTGTTTGCAAGACGGTTCTCTTGGTTGTGACCTTGAACGTGATCTGTGATGTAAGTGATGGAGTTAAATGCTTGCCACCACGAACCTTCCGCATAGTTTGCACCAGGCTGTGTTTCCAACACATCAAGAGCAAGTTTTGCGTTACGTGACAATGACTCTGCAGTTGTCATACCTTCTTTGACTCGTTTGTCAGAAGAACGTGGGAAAACTGTATTGATGTAGTCAATGTACGATTCGTTAGTGTAACGTTTAGAACCGAGGAATGACGCAATCTCTTTGTATTTTGCCATCTTCTCAGTTGCGATACCTAACTGTTCTTTTACGATCTCTGGGTTGAAGACACCTCGGTGACCGATCTTCACTTGACGATCTGAACCATTGTCAACCGCAAAAGTCAATGTGTTGTGACAAACCACACGAATTGGTGTGAACATCACATTGATAGATTTCCCATACTTGTGTGGGTTTGAGAAAAGTAAGTATGACTCGACTGTGTCACCTTTGAACAGTTCGAAAGAGTCTTTCACCTTTGCAAGTGCCCAGACAATCTGACCATCTTGTAGTGAACCTGCAGTGTGCATTTCCATGTCACCTGCCATTACATACTCATGGAAGAAATCAAATGCTTCTGAGTTCTGACAAGGATTCCAACCTTTACCAACATTGGTAAGGATCTTACCATCAGTTGTACGTACTAGAGACTTCTGACCTGTCGGTACTTGTTCTCCATTAAAATTAATATAGGACTCGACTTCAGCAACTTCCCAATCGACTCCTGCTTTCACCATCATTTGTTCTGGTGATAGGTCATTGGATACAGGAACACCGAGTCCATGCCATGGAACCTCTCCTGCGTATGCCATTGTTTCAACCATATGTGCCATGTTATATCTCCTCTTTAACTTAACAACACCATAACTATAACATAAAAATGGGGGCATGTCAAC